CCAAACTGAGCCGCACCAAGGTTTTGGTTGTACTGTTGAAGTTGCGCGGCATTTGCCAATTGTTGTTGTTGGGCGGCAATGGCTTGATTTTGCGCAAGCGCTTGGTTTTGCATTGATTGCGTCCCCATGCCTTGCTGATAATTTTGAGCCGCAGCCGCATTTGCAAGTTGTTGAGCCGTAACGCTTTGACCAAAGTTCTGTGCAATCGCTTGGTTTTGAGCTTGTTGTGCAGCCAACGCATTACTGAAATTCTGCTGTGTAGCTTGATTTCCAAGTTGCTGATTCGTTACGTTTTGGCCAAAATTTTGGGCAACGGCTTGATTTGCCAACTGTTGAGCAGTTACGTTTTGACCAAAATTCTGAGCCGCAGCTTGATTTTGAGCCGCTTGCTGACCCATGCCTTGTTGGTAATTTTGACCTATTGCGGCATTGTAGGCTTGTTGATTTTGCAAGTTTTGGCCAAAGTTCTGCCCAATAGCAGCGTTGTAAGCCTGTTGTTGCGCCAATCCTTGTGCAGAATTTTGAGCAATAGCTTGGTTTTGCGCTTGTTGGTTTTGCAAATTTGCACCAAATCCTGCTAATTGAGCTTGATTGGCAAACTGAGCATTACCTTGTGCCTGTCCATACTGTTGCGCTTGAGCTTGGTTTGCAGCCGATTGTTGTTGCAATGCCGCATTTTGATTCTGAGCAATTGCCGCATTTGCCGCATTAGATGCGCTCAAACCTTGTCCAAAATTTTGTGCAACAGCTTGATTTTGCAATTGTTGCGCACCCAAACCTTGACCATAATTTTGTGCAATCGCTTGGTTGGCCGCTTGCTGATTCTGCAAATTGACACCAAAACTTGCCAATTGAGCCTGATTGCCAAACTGACCTGATTGCAATTGTTGGTTAAAGCCTTGGCCTTGAGCCGCATTTTGAGCTTGTTGAGCCGCCAAAGCATTACCAAAGTTCTGCTGTATGCCTGTATTGCCAAATTGACCAGAGGCCAACGCTTGATTAAAGCCTTGTTGATTGGCCGCAGTATCCAAACTAATACCTTGCAAAGCCGCTTGGGTCAACAGATCATTTTGCTGTTGGCTTTGGTCACGCATAGCGTTTGTGTAGGCTTCACCGCCAGGCACTAAGCCTTGGTTGGCCAAACTCTGAGCAGTCAGCTTTTGTTGGCGCTCCAACTGAGGCGCAAGCCGAGACATGATTGCCGCTTGGCCTGTCGTACCCGCATTAACAGGCATTTGAGCCACATTGCTCAAATTCAACTGATTGTTTGCCAAGTAATTATTGGCGTTCAGGTTTTGATTGATTTGGCCAATGTTACCAAGTGACTGCTGAAGATTAACACCCTCAACACCGCCTTGTGCCGTGCCATATTGAGATGGGTTAATGCCGCCTGACAATCCATATTGACCTGCGCCAATAGATGAGGCAGAACCGTATGCACCCATATCAGGCGCACTTTGAACTTGTCCATAATTGCCGTAGCTATTTTGCAGAGTTGGGCCACTTACGCCACCAGTTGCCGTTCCACCTTGGAAGTTACCTCTAGCAGTTCCACCATAAACACCGCCAACGGCTTGACCGCCTTGGAAATTGGCACTTGCTTGAGGATTAGCAACAGAACCTTGCGCTAAACCACTATCAACAGAACCATATGCTTGACCGCTTTGAACATTTCCTTGAGCAGTTCCACCCGTGACATTGCCGTAGGCTTTATCGCCCGTAAATCCACCACTAGCTGAACCCATCCCTGTTAAGTCAGGCGAACCTTGAATATTTCCCGAATTAGCGAGTGAGAAAATACCACCTGGCCCTGTGTACTGAAACGGCTTGCTGATAATGTCTGATGCGCTTGATAAACCCTTTTCACCAAGGCTTGCCATGCCTTGCTGAACTCTTTGCTGTGCCTCCAACGTAGCTTGAGCCGTTGGGGTCAAGTTCTGCATTATTGTTGGCTGATTTGTAACAGGGTCAAATATGACCGTCTGACTACCCAACGGGCCAATCACGTTAGGGTTGTTTAAATACCCTTGGGTTTTGGCCGTTTCTACGTTTGCTTGACCTTGAGCAGTAGCTGCCGCAGCGTAATCAGGCGTTGCGGGGGCTTTGGGTTGTGGGCATAAGAAAGCCATGTTTATTCCTTAAATTCGTATGTTTCGCCTGATGGTTCATAGTTTGCTCGCTGAAGCAACACGCTCAAATCTTGATCTTTTTTGTGGCTAATCATAATTTGGCTAACACCATTGATTTTGAGCATTTGCCCTGCTAATTTCAGCATTTTGCAAATTCCAAGACCGCCTCGATGCTCAGGCAAAACATAATAAAAGACATCTAATGCTTGCATTGCGCCATAAAAAGGCGATCTGAACACCATAAAACCCGCATGACCCGCCAATTCACCTGATTCGGTGCGCAAAGTGAAATATGCGAAATTTCCTGTTCTTTCTAGCTCAATCATGCCGCCTAAATCGCTTTTTAGGTTGCCGTTGCCATAAAGTTCAGCCCAATGTTTGCCAATAAGCGCCACGGCTTCGGCTGAAACATCGGCAAATCTTTCCATTTTTGCGTTCATATGCCAGCCCATCCTTGTTGGAACACCACATCGGTTGAAGCCCACTCAATTTGCAAGCCCTTTGATGCTGATTTTAGCTGAATACCCGCACAATATCCAATGCCTGTGACGCCTTGCCAGTTGTTTGTGATGATCGTTCCACTTGACCACAATGCGTTGTCCCATGTTGACGTTCCCCATATTCCATAATTGGATGGACTGAAGTTCAAAGTCCCCGTTGTGTCTGCCAAACTAAAATCAACATTGATGCCGACCAAAATTGTTGGCGCTCCATCTGTGAAAATAGACGGCCTTGCTCGTGTAAAGTATTTCTTTACTCCACGGCTCTCGTAATAGTTGAACGCTTGTAAAACCACGGCATTGATGTCGTTGCCATCATCGGCAAACCCATCCCACGCCAATCCAACGTATCCATCACCGCCAAAATAGGGATTGTCGTTAAATGTCTCCCAACAATTAGCGTCCCATCCCGTAAATCTTGTCCATGACTTTGTGATCGTATTCATCACAAATTGCTCTTGAGAACCAAGGCCAACAGGCACATTGATCCACAAAGCATTGTTTTTGGCGTGATAAAGCAAAGCCCAACCAAATGAATTTTGGTAAGCCGTTGTTGCCTCAGTAATAGCGCCCTGAATCTTGTCTGATAAATTAACCCTTGGGTCAAGGCGGCTCGATTGCAACGCTGAAGCCAAAGGCAGTAAGCCGTCTAAACTTAAAACCAATAGGTCGCCACCATACTTGTATAAACAACGCCTAGAAACGGGCGCTCCGAGCTTCCAAACGCCCGCCAAAGCCCATGTACTAGCAGAGGCGGGGTCAGTACCTCGGTAAACAATAATCTCGCCCTGTGACGTTACAAACACAAGGTTGTCATCTACGCCATAACCTGCGTCAATTGTCCATGCGCTAAGAGAGACAATGTAACCACCCATTCGGGCAATAGAACTTAGGTCTAAAACTTCGGCAGCGCCGCCCACCGAATTAGTAGGCAAATACCACGCTTTCAAACTTTGTTTTTCAATAAACCACACGCGGTTTTTAAACAACGTGACATTGTTAAACTTGTTTGTGGTTATGCCTGTAATCGCAATTGAACTGGAGGCGTTAACACTTAGCCAAGTAGTGCCGTTGTAAAGCAAAGGGTCATCAACGCCATTGCAAGCGTAAAGGTAGCTTCCACCAGCCGTTGTGACGTTGATATGCTCAAAACGGCTGTTTGTTAAACCCGTTCTTTCAGCCGAGCCAACAGCGCCAGCGGTTGTGCAGTTGTAAATTGAGCCATTTGCAATTCCAAACAACTTGCTAGTAGTGCCTGTTTCATAGGCCATCACTGTTTCAACTTGGCCCGTGATACCTGTTGACCATTTACTGTACCCGCCGCGCAAGTTCACACTTGAAACAGTAGGAAAGAAATTAGTCATCGTCACCGCATCAGTTGGCGACATATTGGCCAACGAATCACGCACATTCCACCCGCCAACGGGCGCAGGAATACTCGCTACATTAGCGGCAGTTCTTTGGGCAATTTTCATTACTGTGATGCCCCATAACCGCTGTCAGGAATGTTGTCGTAGCCAATCAAAATCGTGCCTGGCCTTGGCGCAAACGACAAATTAGCCGCAGACATATCCAAAGCAATAGCCGCTTCCATTTCTTCCAAATAGTTGCGATACATGGCCGTTGTGTCAAAACCTTTAGCCTCAAAATACTTGAGCTTGGTTGAGAGAACCATTAAACGGTCAGGATCGATACAAGTATCAGAGTCAGCGGTAAACGATAACTTAGGTTCATCAGTAACGCTCAATGCCCAAGCATTTGAACGGTACTCGTAACCTAAAAACTCAGCGGTAGAAAAACCAGGCCATATTTGGAAATACTTGCTAAACAAACGCCATCTAATCCGAGGGCCTGTGGCAATGTATCCCGACAACAACCATTCCCATTGCTGTGCATCTTCAGGGCCAAGCATCTCCCAATGTTTATCCTTATCCCACATTGTCCTTGGGATGATGGCTTCATAGTCGCTTGGAAACGCATACTTCATCTTTTGAAAGTACACGGTTGCATTTGTGCCCGCCTCTGTCGTTTTTCTAGTTAAAGTGACAGAAGTGCTTGAGTCTACAGTCTGAATGAAAGTATTTTGGTCAAGTCCTGTACCAACCACCATGTAGGTGCTATCTAAACCATTGGTAGACGGGATTCCCGTGATGGACAACCCATTATTGCTCCATGTGCCTGTGGTGGTCAGATATTCGGTGTAGAACTGCTTTTGCTTTGTAAGAGTTCGCCAAGGATGCTTGCGCAAGAATTCGTATCCACTTGCGTTCATTAACGCAAGAATTTGGATAACGTCTTGATTAGTATTTCCAGCAACACTTGTCGGTGTTGTCACGCCTAATTCATTGGTAACTTGCTGCACTAACTGGAGCATAGTGCTAGACATAATTTACACCTCTTTTTTAGGGCGGCCTCGTGTTTTTTCAGACAACAAGGCTTTCATTTGCTCTTGCAATTCTTTCAATTCAGAACGGGTTTGCTCTAATTCAAATGAACTCTCACTTTGATTGCGTCTCAGCAGATAAGCTCTTGCCTTTTCACGCAATCCTACAGCGCCCATACCTACGCGCTGAAGTTGAGCATCGCTTGCCGTAGCAACTTGCTCAACAGTTTGAAACTTTAGAATTTGCAGTTCAGCCATTTGACTGTCTGTAAATTCTTCAGGGCGATCTAGATGCCAATTTTGCAAAGTTGTGCCAATGATTGGCCCACCCTCTGAGTTTTGCATTTGATAGTGCAACCATTGACGGGGAAAGCGCTCTTTATGGTCATCACGAACGGGCTGCTCGATGATGTTGTACTTGTCGCCAGGAACCATAATTCGCACAAACGGAATGTCTTTGTACGGTGCTTTGTCAAATGTATAAAACTCAACGTGCAGATGTGTATCTGCGTTTGCAATATCGGAATCTAGTGCCATTTTTTATCCTGTGGGGATTATGCTGAAGTGACTGATGCCCAAGTTGTTGCGCTTGGAGCAAAAAGAATCATGCTCTTTGCTGTTGCCAATGTAACAGATGAGGCTGCTGCATTGATGGTTGAGCTAGTATTGTAAGGGTAAACAGTAATTGTTTGACCTGAATCGTTACGAATACCAACCATTGCGCCCGCTTCTGTAGGAGGCAATTTAACGCCCGTAGAAGCAGATGAAGTTGTGATTGTGTTGAACACAGCCGACAATTGTGTTGCGGTAGCGGCAGTTGAACCCAATGCAACAATGCCAACAGCGCCATCGCCCGCGATGGAAATTGTAGACAAAGGCGAGTTACCCGCGCCAAGAATTCTTGATGGAATAGCCATTTTAGTTCCTTAATTAAAAAGAGGCGGGTTTTATGCCGCCCCTTTTATTTTACACAGATGCTTTAGAGAACCAAGCGGTGTCACCAGACACCAAGGCAACTGCGGGTGATGTGTAAGAACCACCTGAAGCCGTCACCAAAAACGTGGTTGCGTTGATAGTGCAAACGGCTGTTGAAGCGGGAATAGATGCGTTGGCTTGAGCCAAAACATAAATCTTGCCATCAGAGCCGAATACTTCAGCACCCAAAGGGCCAAAGGTAGGAACAGCAGTTCCTGCGCTGTTCAAGTTGGTGTTGACGATGTTGTTAAAGTCAATACCAATGAGGGGGGTGATTGTATATGCCATGATTTACTCCTTTAAGCGATCAGAACGCCACAGAATTGTGGGCCTGAGCTAGTCAAGTTACCAGCCCAACCAATCAACTTAACGATTGCGTCTTGGTTGACGGCTTGACGCTCACCACCGATTGGCACAAAGTTACGGTCAACGTGGGGACGGAACATCAAATACTTGGTGTTCAAGAACCACATATGGTTTGCAGTAGCGGCAGAACCGATACCACCGTCAAGCACAACATCAGATGCCATGCCAGCGCCATAGTATTTCAATGAAGCAAAGCCAGCGCCTTGAGTGGAATTGCCACCATCAGTAACACGTTGGATGGATTGCATTGACTGCAAGTACAAACGGTAGTAGTTACTGTCGGCAACGATCAAGTCAGGCTTGTCTGTACCACGAATCAACTGAACGGCCAAAGAATCCATGTAAGACTGGATGTTTGAGGCTGAAACAGCAGAGCCGCCATCGGTCACGCCAGAATACTTCTGTGAACGCCAGAAAGTATAGTTTGCACGGTTAATGCCACCATAAGTTCCAGTTGAAGGTGCATCAGGTACGGCAGCGCCCAAGCCTGTGATGTTTTTACCGCTGTTGCCTGTGCCATCTGTGTAAATGTCACCACCAATGCGGTTAGCCAATTGAGCTTCGGCAACCATCATACGGCCATCGAGCAAATCAATAATAGCTTCTTTGCCTGAGTTCTGGATCATTTCCAAACCAGAAATAGACACAGCAGCGGCATATTGAGTAATGCTAAATTGAGCAGAACTGATAGGGCTGTTTTGTGAAACGTTCAACACTTCGTAACCTGAATAAGAATTCGTGTTATTTGTGGTGCTGTCGTTATACATAATCTCTTGCAAGATCACATTACCGCCTGAAAATGTTTTCACATTTCCACGGTCTTTGAGTCTACGCAAAAGGGCGTTGTTGTTTGTGACGTTATCAGCTAACTCACCAGTACGGCTTTGAATGTTGGTCGCAATGATGTCGCTGATACTGGAATTGGCAAATGCCATAATAATTCTCCTATATCAATTAAAGTCGTGCAG